CCGAGTGCACCAAGCATCCGAACACCCAACGCGCCAGACATCGCGTCGTTGGTGTTTACAGGTATAGCGCCGAACCCATCCGAGCTGACAGTCGCACCGGTCCCGGAGCCAAGCGAGGAAGAACTCCGCCTGCCTGACTTCCCTGCACTGGAAACAGATTTGGACATACCAGAGGCGCTGCAGCTGGCCATCGACCAGCTTGACGTAGACCGCCCGGAATTCAATAACCCACTACCGCATATCTACGACAACGATTATGTGCGCAACGCCAACGAGTCACGCGCCGCCATATTTGACCGCGTAGACGATGCGTTCCTGCTGGCTGAGCAAGAGCATAACTTGCGGAACGTGGATGGTAGTAAGGCAATGACGCGACTAGGCGCAATGCTGGATGGCGGCACGGGCTTACCACCTGAGATTGAGCAGGCGCTTTTCGATCGCGGTATTGCACGTGAGCAGAAAGCTGCGGATCAGGCGGTGATGCAGACAATGTCTGACTGGGCTTCACGCGGCTTCACGCTACCAGGAAGCACCATGCTGGCGCGGCTTAGCGAGATACGTCAGGCCAGCAGAGACAATCGAGGTCAGACCAACAGGGAAGTTACAATTGCAGTGCACCAGCAAGAGCTGGAGAACCTGCGCTTCGGTGTACAGCAGGGAATCGCGCTGCAGGGGCAGGTGTTCGATCAGTACATCCAGCTGCACGGGGCCGGTCGCGATATGGCCAACCGGGCGTTTGATGTAGCGCGCGGAATATTCGATGCCCGCCTGGAGGTTTTCCGCACAGAGCTGCAGATTTACCAGGCGGATATTGAGGCATTCTCTGAGAAACTGCGAGGCGAGCTCGCCAAGGTAGAGATTTATCGAGGCCAGCTGGAGGCCAGCCGCCTGCGTGGTGATTTGAACGAGCAGCAGGTACGCATATACACCGCGCGAGTTGGTGCGATAGAAACTGTCGTGGATGTATACCGAGCGCGCGTCGAGGCCAATCAGACACAGCTGCAGAGCAAGGCACTATTGCTTGACCGGTACCGCACGGAGCTGGACATCCACCGCGCCAAGATAGACAACGAGCGGCTGAAGCTCGACGTGTTCGAGGGCCAGGTCCGCGGCGAGGAGGCTCGGGCCAATGTATACAGCTCCCAGGTGCAGGGATTCGCAGGGTTGGTTGATGCATTCAGGGCACAGACCGCCGTGGAGGCCAGCAAGATCGAGACACAGGTGGCGGTTAATGACTCGCAAGTGCGCGCTCACGACACTCGCGTGCAGACGTGGTCGCGCGAAATGCAGACACGCGTAGCGAAACTGGAGTCAGAGGTTTCGGTGTACCAAGCTGATATCGCACGGTACTCTGCTGAGCTGTCTCGAGAGGAGGCTCGCGTCACCGGCGAATCTCGAAACGCCGCTGTGCTGATTGAAGGGGAGCGCGCGCGGCTGCAGGCCATACTGCAGAATTCTGAGCTGCAGGTGGAGCAGCTGAAACACGTCACTTCTCTCGGCCTGCGGAGCATTGAGTCGGCTACAGCGGCGGTATCGCAGCTGGCTGCATCGGCGATGAGTGCGGTTAACGTGAGCGCGAGCATGGCGGATAACTTTACATCCAGCTCATCTCAAGGCTCCAGCTACCGCGAATCGAGATCAATTTAACGGAGGAAGGCATGGTACAAAGTGCGATGGGGCTCATCCGCGTGGTGCCGAACTCCGAGCTGGTCAAAGCGGAGCAGGCGGCGCAGAAAGCTACACAGGATGCCCGGGAAGACAACAACCGACCCCTTATGAGTGGGCTGGCCAAGCACGTCACTGAGGCGTGGGAAGTTGCACGCCAGGCGAAAGAGCCGGCACTACCACGCATACGGCGCGCACACCGTGCCCTGCTGGGCATTTATGACCCGGAAAAGCTCGCGAACATCGAAGAGTTCGGCGGCTCCCAGGAGTACGCGCGGGTCACGGCGAACAAGATTCGGATTGTGGAGGCGTGGCTGCGAGATATTTTCATGGGGCAGAACGACCGACCCTGGACGCTGAACCCGACACCCAAGCCAGATTTCCCACCAGACGCAGAGGCGCAGGTAAAAGCCAAGGTATCTCAGATGGTGGCGCAAGCATTCGCGAGTACGAACGAGATGCCGGACCCGGTCATGGTCCGCGCTCAGCTCTCCGCCGAAATGGATCGGTACGAAGAGGAGTTGATGGACAAGGCGCGCTCTACGACCCAGCGTATGGAAAAGCACATGGCAGACCAGATGGTCGAGGCGGGTTTTGAGCAGGTACTGTCACGCTTCCTGATCGATCTGGCAACGTACCCAAGCGCCATCTTGAAAGGTCCTGTCCTACGCCGGCGTAAAGTCCTGAAGTGGGAGGCTCCTGACGACACGGGTACACTGGAGCCATCCGTAAAAAAGGTCATCAAGCCGACGTTTGAGCGCGTGGACCCGTTCCGAGCATACCCAGCGCCCGGCGCGGAGAGCCCACAAGATGGCTTCTTTATTGAGCACCATACGTACACATACTCGCAATTCTACGATCTTATCGGCGCGCCTGGGTATGATGAGAGCGCCATCCGAGCGTGCCTGCGTGAAAACCAGACAGGTGGCCTGCATGACTGGATGGGGCTGGGCGCCAGCAATGCGTACTTTGGTGACCAAGTGCCGGAGCTGCAGCAGCGCAAGGTATTTGAGTTTGATGTCATTGAGTATAGCGGACCAGTGCTGGGCAAAGACCTGATTGAGTGGGGCCTGGACGATGAGCGCGTAGACGACCGCGAAGCGATGTATGAGTCCTGTGTGTGGCTGTGCGGGAACTGGGTCATCAAGGCGCAGATCAACTACGACCCACTCAACCAGAGGCCGTATTTTAAAACCAGCTACGAGCATGTCCCAGGGGAGTTCTGGGGCTTCGCGCTGCCGGACATCCTGGATGACGTGCAGGGCGTGGTGAATGCTGCTGTGCGCTCGCTGGTCAACAACATGGCCATGGCATCTGGGCCACAGGTGGAGGTAAACATTGACAGGCTGGCGCCGGGGCAGGACGTGACTCGCCTGCAGCCGTGGGCTATTCACCAGGTGGAGGATTCGGACTTTGGCACGCAGGGCAAGGCGATTGATTTTTTCCAGCCAGAGAGTAACGCAACGGACCTGATGAATGTCATTGAGACGTTTTACCGTTTTGCCGACGATTTCTCTATGGTGCCGCGGTACATGGGCGGCTCCGACAAGATGTCAGGGCCAAGCAGGACTGCGTCAGGACTCAGCATGCTGATGGACGCCGCAAGCAAAGGCCTCAAGGGGGTCGTGTCGAACGTGGACACCGAGGTGCTGTCGCCTATGCTGACGAAACTATACAACCACAACATGATGTACGCCGAAGACCCGACGATCAAAGGCGATGCGCAGGTGGTTGCTCGCGGTGCGGTGAGTCTCATGAAGTTGGAGAGCCTGCAGCTGCGCAGGAACGAATTCCTGAATGTCACGGCGAACCCGATCGACCAAAGCATCACCGGAACCAAGGGACGTGCGGAGGTGCTACGCGCCGTAGCCGAGGGCCTGGGCCTCAATACGGATGACATCGTGCCGCCGAAAGAACAGCTCGATGCCAACATGGCGCAACAGCAGGCCTTGGCGCAACAGCAGCAGGGCACGCAAGGTAACCAGAGCCAGCCGTCTATCGGCGGCGGTGAGCAGCTTGCCGACGGCACGCCGGTGACAGACAACTTCAGCCCAAACGCGTTAACGCCTTGACACGGTTGAGTTTTTAACAGACATTACGCCCATACGAGTGGGAGGAACGTGTGAGACCGACACAGCAAGAGCACAGGGAAATAAACAGGTTACGTGAAAATCGTGTCTTGATTGATTTCCTTGAGCGCGAACTGGTAGCTGAGCAGGACAAACTGGTAACCATGACTGATATGGACCAACTAAGAGTGCTGCAAGGCGGTTGTCGGAGACTACGCGAGATACTCTCACTCATACAAACCGACGCCACATAGGCGTGGGTGAACTCCCGGAAAGCGTTGAGTGACAACGGCACCGGCAAAGGAGCAAATGATGAAACCAGAGCGAGTCAAGCAAGCAGCAGAGGAAGCGGATCGACGCATTCGGGAATTGTCTGCACCGCAAGGAGAGCAGCAATCGGAGCCTACGGCTGCATCACCAGCCAATGAAACCGGACCTGACCTGACCGTTGTCGACGACGCACCCTCAGAGCCGCCTGCCCAGGACGAGCCGCCTGCGGTACGCCAGGAAGAACCACCCCCCGAAGCCGACGAGGACACTGACCTCAAGGAACGGGCAAGGGTGGCGGAAGCCCGGTGGAAGTCAGCAGACGGCATGCTCCGCGCTCAGAACCAGCAGATAGAGCAGCTACGCGATTTGCTTGCCCAAGTTCAAGACCACAACAACTCGAGAGCACAGGAGCCGGCTGAGCCACAGAAGCCTAGTTACACCGACAACGAAGTAAATGCCTTCGGTCAGGACATGGTTGAGTACGTTCATGAGGTGGCAAAAACCATCGCTACCCAGATGATCGGACCGATCCAGGACGAACTCAAGGCGTTGAAAGGTACGGTCGACAAGACTTCCGAGGTGACGCACCTCACCGCGCAAGAGCGCTTTGATACCAAGTTGGACCAGCTGTCGCCTAGTTGGCGTAAACTGGACGCCGACGACAGTTTCATTGATTGGCTCAAAGAGAACACCGCCATGCAGCGTGTGTTCGCGGACGGCGTGAAAGCGCTGGACCATGCGACGGTGGCGAACGTATTCAACTCGTACGAGAAGTTGACAGGTAAGAGCGAGGAAGTGAAGACCGCGAAACGTCAGACCCGGAACACTGACCTGGAGGCTCAGGTCGCACCGGAGAAGACGCGGCAAGCCGCTGCGCCTGCTGCTGAGGCTCGCGATCAAAAAATCTGGACCGTCAGTGAAATCGCCGGCGTCTACAAAAATAGACGCGTCGGTGGAACTCGTGAGAAAGCGATGTCCGCCGAAGATTTTGCAGCCCTTGAGCGAGAGATTGCGCTTGCTCAAACCGAAGGACGTGTCGACCTCAATAGTTAACTAGGAGTAAAGAAACATGGCTTATCCTCGCGTACCGGGTCAGCCCAACTATTCCGGGGTATTCATCCCGGAGATTTGGTCTACCAAGCTCATCGACAAGTATTACGATGGGACCGTGTTGACGCAGATTTCAAACACGGACTACGAAGGCGAAATTCGCAACATGGGTGATAAGGTAATCATCCGTCAGCGACCGACGCTTGAAATTCGCGACTACCAGATTGGTCAGTCTTTGATTCACCAACGCCCTACGGCGCCGGTGCTCGAGCTGCTGATCGACAAGGGCTTCTACTGGGATACCATCATCGATGATATCGTTGAGAAGCAGCAGGACATTGACCAGATGAACATCTGGGCTGAGGATGCGTCCGAGCAGATGAAAATCAAGCTCGACACGCGTGTACTCGGCACCATCCCACCTGACGTAGCTGCTACCAACAAGGGCGCGACGGCTGGGCGTATCTCTGGAAACCTGAACCTGGGTGTCACTGGCACGCCGCTGGCGATCACCTCAGCTAATGTGCTCAATATGATCATGTATCTGGGTCAGGCGCTGGACGAGGAGAATAACCCTGAGACGGGTCGATTCCTACTCCTGCCTTTCTGGGTGACGACGCTGCTCAAGCTGTCTGACCTGAAAGACGCATCGCTGACGGGTGACGGTACGTCACCGCTGCGCAATGGGCGTATCGGCATCATCGATCGCTTCACTGTGTACAACAGCAACTTGCTGCCTCGCTACACGGATGGTGGGGACACGACCTACAGTGTCATCGCCGGCACTCAGGCAGGCCTCACGTTCGCGACCCAGCTGACCAAAACCGAAGACCTGCGCGCGGAATCCACTTTTGGGGATATCATGCGCGGCCTGATGGTGTATGGTCACAAAGTCACCAAGCCTGAAGCGCTGGCTACCGCCTACGTTACAGCAGGCTAATAGGGAGTTAGATCATGGCTGATGTTGAAGCGTATCGCGGTGGTGAACCCATCGCGCAATCTGCTGGTAGCGGTGCTGCTGGCTATCCGGCGTACCTTATCCTCGAGAACACCATTGAGGCGGACAGGATTGATGGTGGTGTAGCTGCCACCGACACCCTCCGACTTATGGATATCCCGGCGGGGATGGTTGTGCAGGACGTTGTACTGCAGGTAATCACTGGCGAAGCGACTGTGACGGTTGATGTGGGTGACTCTACTGACCCCAACGGTTGGGTTGCGGCGCAAGCTGTCGCCACGGCAGGGCGTTACCTTGGAGGCGGCGCCTACGCCGCTGCAGGGAAGCTGTATGCAGCTGACACTGAGCTGATTGCGACACCTGCCGCGGCCTCGCTGGCCGCTGCTAAGCTCCGCGTTGTTGTGGTTGGTGTGCACACCGGCTAATCCTAGGGGGCTTCGGCCCCCTTATTACTTTTCTGGAGATGACCATGGCGACTATGCTACGGCACAAAGACACTGGTGAGATTTACCCTTACAACCCCTCTATGGCCCTGCACGAAAAGATGGAGTCATTTGAGCCGGTTCCAAAAGAGATTAAAGAAGCGACGGCGAAAACACGCCGTGGCCGGAAAACAGCCGCCCAGAAAACGGCTGAAAAAAGTAAAGCTGCGGCCGCGGCCCAGGCTGTTGAGGATGCTGCGGCGGAGGCGTCAATGCGCGCTCCGGCGGAGCAGGAAGAAGCTGATGCGGCCGCCAAGGACGACCCGTCTGGTGACGACCTGGGTGATTTGGAAGGGCTTGATGATTTGGACGATGAGTAATGAAGCAGTCTGAGCTGCTGGGCCACCTGCGGTGCTCGGTGCTGCGAGACATTGCCAGCCCGCAGCTGTGGTCTGACACGGAGCTGATACGGTTCCTGGACGAGGCGTATCGCAATTTTGCGCGGCGCACGTTCTGCCTTAGCGACGACACATCCGAGTTCACTACGTTCCCTACAGTAGTGGGCCAGCAAGAGTACGAGCTGGACCCGCGCATTCTACGTATCGAGGAAGCTGGGATCATCGAGACCGATACCGAAGGGCGGCAGACTTGGCACCCTATGCGCGCCGGCACACGCGGACAGGTGTCGCGGATGTTTTATGAGGGCCGCCCAACGTGCTACGGTGCGCAGGTAGCGAC